AAAGGAAATGTCATCACCTATGTTCCAACCACAGCTCCACCCCTTATCGAATGTAGAATTCTGAGAGTCAAGGATGTCCTGCGTAAACTCACTGGCTCTACTGTATTTTTTAATCATTGTTTATGTTTATTGTTTGCATGGTCATAACTTTTTTTTGTGTCATCCAGCAAAAGCAATATTTTTTTTACTGCTAAATGAATAGATTGAGGGTTACTGATAACCAAAGTTTCTCTGATTGCTTTTTCGATTTGCTTTTCCATATCTTTTTTTTAAGTTTGGTTAGTGATGAGTTATGTGCAAGGCTACTTTTGACGTTTTTTATAAAGTTCATAATACCAATAATGTAGTGCCACACAAAGTCCAGCGAATGATATTGCTCCGTAAAATATTGCAAATGCTATATCGTTATTATTCATTTCGTTTTCAAATTAAGTTTAGTGATGCTATGCGATATAAAGGTTCGGTTAGCAATGAGTTAGCGGTCATTTTGCGACAGAAAATCAATAACGTGCTTTGTGTAATCTTTTGCTATCATCATTGCAGTTTCAACATTTAGTTCTGCATTCTCTTTTTTTGCTAATTCATAAGCGTATTTTATACCACAATCGTAAATAAAACGAGTGCTAACAGCACCTACATTCATTTGCTCGGTTTCTTTATACAATCCTAATTCTTCATCATATCTCATCATGTCAATGAGGTGTTGTTTTTGTTCTTCTTTTTTCATAACTTTTCTATTTCGGTTTTAACTTCTTGCCAATACTCATATGCTCCACTTTCAGAATCATAATGATAATCATATAGGGTACTTAGTATCTCCTCTACTGAAAGTATTACACATTGTTTAGCTATCTGTTTAACTTCATAAACATTTAGTTTATTACCTATTTCACCAAGCATAGTTAGTGAATGTATACTAATTAAGTATTTTGCTTTTTCTTTTGGTGTCATAACTTTTCTATTTCTTGAATGTTTCGTTGTAGTATTGTTCTTCATCTGTATCTCTTATAATATCTCCATCAAATTGACCTTGTTTGTAAGCATCAATAATCTGTTGCTCATGCATTTTGTTGGCTTGGTTATATGCTTCTACCATATCATTACCTATAAAGTATTGCATTCTTTGTAATTCATTAAAAAACCATTCTACTGCGGTCTGTTTCATATCCTTTTATTTAATTGTTGTATATAAGCATTACGTTCATACTCATCTTGATTAGACTTCCACTTGGAAAGCCTTAGCTCTACGTTCCAACTCTTCTGGCCCTCAAACTTCATCTTAGCTCCATCATCTCTTGCCCAGTACCTGTAAAAATCATTAAGCATCTTAGGTCCATAGGTTTGTAGATAGGGAGAAAGTGAGCTAATGAATTCATTTCTTCGCTCATCCCTGGTCTTAGGTAATGGCTTCTCACCTTCAAGTATCCTTACTGCATTCTCAAAGCTAATAGACTGACCACCATCAACGATGCTAAGATCAAATCTATCAACAAATGCTCTAAGTAAATCTATTTGTACATTAGTTATTTTTCCCATAGTAATTAATTATCTAAATAAAACTCTTCTTTAATAGGTATTATCTTCTTAAGAACCTTATGCATCCTATTAGATAAGCAGTATGGACATCCACCATGTGATCTACACGTACTATCGAACCTCTTAGATTTTGTGTACGGTTTCTTTTTAGTTCTTGACATTGATATACTATATAGGTAGTTTAATTGTACGATAAATCGTGCATTAAGTAGCACTTTTAAATGTAATGACTGTTATAATGGACAAAAGTATATGTATTTGTGTATTATATCGCACATTAATTCGGATTATTTCCGAACTGCATATTATTTTGTAACAATAAATATATATATAAATGTTACTATATAGGCTTATAGTAATGATCAACACTAATACCTTCTCTCTCTTCATTCTTCATGATGAGCTGTATACCAAAGATAATAGCAGACAAGTGATCCTCATCCTGCTCAACTCCATTGTAGTAGTTAATCTCAAACTTAGCTAAGTGCCTATGAAGACTTTCTAATGCGGCCTCAGTAGGTTGACCCTTTCTCCAGTTACCCTTATCGTAGTGATTAGCTCCATGCCTAAGCAGGTAACCATATCTCATACGTACATAAGCATCTAAGTGATTAGGCAATGACTTGTTGGTGTCATTATCTCTTTGACTACCAGTTTCAAATACTCTGTTGTTACTCATAAAGATTTGTTGGGTTAGATTAGAAAATAAGGGCGAGAGGTAAACACTACTAAACCCACTCGCCCATTATAAACTAAGTACATGAAAAATTTACATCGGTAAATATCTGTAATGTAGTTGACACTACGAAATTTATTTACAATTTAGAATGATTCTAAACTAGAACAGATTCGTAATCCGTGCAATCTGGCCATGCTCAGGGTGATGTAGGAACCCTTCAATAGCTTTAGGACTATGAGCATATCCATTCCTTGAGTGCCAAGAGTCTGTACCAGATGGGCTCCTTAAGCTCTCCACACATACGCTACCATAGTCCTTACTCATCTTGTGGTGAATGTGATGTATGTATACGTACCTGTGCTTACAGTTATGCCAGTGCTCAGACGCTTCCTGTGCCATCAGTAATGGTAGGTCTGCAGTCTTAGCTCCATCTCCGTGTGTTGTTCCTATAAGGTTCTGCCCATAGGTAAAGTACTTACGGTGAGCAATAGATACATTGAACGTAACGTCCTCACAGTTCCTGAACCAAGAAGACAATGCCTGAGCTAAAAAGAATCCGTTAGTGTAGTCATGATTAGATGGATCATACTGAACGTGTACAGGAGCAATTAGTCTAAGTGACTCAATGATATCTACATCCAATTGAAAACCGATCATGTAGTTATCGTACCACATACCTGTAGTATCCTGGTGGGTACCTGCTGTAGTAGTATTCTTAGGGGTATCTACGTGTAGCTTGTCGTTACCTACTATGTAGAGTATCTTATCTATATTAAACCCCTGTACCTTATCTAAGATGCCTTGTACGCCATCCTTTACTCTGTTAACTGCTATCTGGTTATCGTATGACTCACCAGTCTCAAATGCACTACATAACTTACCTATGTGAACATCTGCAGGGTCTACTACCAATAGGTGTGGATCAGTTATAGTTTTTCTTTTAATTACTTCGTAGGATGGAGAATGATTATCCATATTAGCTATGATACCATTTAGAACATCCTGCATGGTGTTAGTCTGCTCATTCCTTACGTTGATAGAGAAGTGCTCACCCTTATGCCAATAGTTTTTAACGTCCTCTACTGGTATACCAATCGCCTCACATTCTTTCTCAAGAGCCTCGTGGTCATTCATCCTGTAGTCCTTTGCTCTCTCTGAGGCTATCCACTTTCTTACGAGCCTATAAAAAACATCATCATTAGGTGCACCTCCATTACTTATAAGATCCCTTGCTATCCTTGCAGAATTAAAGCTAGGGTTTTTCTTATAAAAATCTACTGCAGTTTGTCTGTACTGTTTGTAATTACTCATAATTTCTTTTTATTTATTTACTAAAAAACTCACCGTCATCGTCATCGTCATTGTCATCATCATTGCTTTCACTATTTTTAATTTCTGAAAAAAAATCTTGTTGAGGACCTTCATTGTTTTCCCACTCAAATACTCCAGATATAGGTAGGTTATTAAATAACATATGTATAAGGTCACCATTAGCATTTAGGTATATTAACATACTTAAATCCTCATTACTAGGGACTGTGTACTTAGGAAGTTTTTTTCTTCTGTTACTCATTGAACCAAGAATCAGGTATGCATTTATCTGCAAACTTAAAGTTATTCTTTACACACCAGTCAGCATACGTAGTACGAGCTCCCTTGTATAGTTTAGTTGCTGACCTAGTAAATACAAAACGAATGTCTTTATCTGGATGTTGAGCACGTATTAGTAAATGCTTCTTTCTGTCATCAATCATAAATCTCCCCTTGGTTTCTACGATGATACCATTGGGTAGTATAAAGTCTGGAGTATAGACGTGATTGCTTTCGGGGATAGTGTACTTTATTTTAGAGGTCTCATACAATAACTTAGCTCCTTTACTCTTGATATGTAGAGCCGTGATATCCTCTAACCCAGACCTAAAGGTTTTCTTTTTGGAAACTTTTCTTTTACTTCTTGTTACCTTAGCCATATTACTTTAAAAGAATCAGTGCACCTACTGCCCCAATAGCAATGCCAGGCAACAATAGATTAACTCGCTTCTCCGTAACGTCAAATGATTGTAGGTTATTTATTTTTACATAAGGATTATAATTCTTAACCTCAACAACAGATTTCTTTTTCTTAAGGAACCCTTGTGGAATCTTTTTAAATGATACACTAAGTGAATCACGAAAGACTATAGACTTCTTCA